GAGAGAGATAAAAACTTAGCAAAAGCCAAAGCTGCTAATGAAAAAGCCCAAGCAAAATCTGAAGAAGAAACCCAAGCTAGACGAGCAAAGAGATTCTTCCTTTATAACGAGGGTGCGCCCCCAGTAGACAACAGCCCAGAAGATATCTACCAAAGATTTACTGGCATGGATAGAGCAGGACTTGAGGCTACAGTCGCTGAAGCCTTACAAAACCCTAATCTTGATCCTTCAGTAAGAAAAGATTTAGAGACGCTTATCGAAAGTATGCAGTATGGCGAGAAAGTATCTGGATTCTCTGTGAACTACATTAACCTACTAGCGAACAACAGTCCTGAAGTAGCCAAGCGCAGAGTTAGACCCATAGAAGACCCACGCGGTCTAGCCACAGCTATTGCTGTAGGTAGTGCGGCTAATACTCCTAAAGATCGTGGCAGACTAGATAACAACGCTAGAGTAAACAAACTCCAAGAGGATTTAGCGGCCGATACTTCAGTTAATAGTACAGAGCGTGATCTTCTAGAAAAAGCACTGAATAAGATGCTTCTAGATTTAGGTAAAAACCCTATAGACGCTATGTTTGGTATAGAGAAGTCACTCCAAGAGGATGGTGTTCCACAAGACCTGATCAACAAGTACGTTGTTGGTTATAGGCAACTTGTGCAACAACAGCAACAAGCTAGGAAGGGCGGTGGGGAAACACCTACGCCACCCCCTGCTACACCTCCTGCTTCTCCAATAGTGGGTGTGGACGGACAGCCTATATCTAGAGAGCCACGGCCACCTGTAGTTCAACCAGAACCGCAACCTCAACCAGAGCCACCTGTAGTTCAGCCAGAGCCACCTGTAGTTCAGCCAGAGCCACCTAAAGGGCCAATGGGAATAATTGGTAACCCCTTTGACCCAGAACCGCCTGTGACTACTCCTGTACCAGAGCCACCTATTACCTTTCCTGCGCCAAAGCCTGCGTCTGTTAAAGAGCAGACAGGTAAAGCCAAGGACATTTTAAGTACTTTTGAAATAGGTAAGGAAGGTAGTATTTTTGAGGACGGTGTAGCAGGCCAAGAGCAGCTAAAAGAGCTTGCAGATGCTCTAAATATAACTGTTTTAATATCTGAGTCATTACAACAGTGGAAAGCCACAAACTCACTTAAAAGAGCAGAAGTAGAATCTGGTACTACAGGTTGGCACAGAAGAGAAAACCAACAACAAAGCACCATTCATTTACAGAACTTTGACCGTACTGATATTGAATTCTTGACTACGTTTGCCCATGAAATTGCACACGCGATAGAGTCTAGAGCCTTAAACCATAAAACAAAAGTCTTGACGCAATACAATGCCCTTCCTACCCACCCAAAGTCGGGTAGAGGAAAAGGCGCTATTCTGCCGTTTCAACCCAATAGCTTTAGAGAGCTTATGAACAATACGTTGAAAGGGCATAAGAATAGCAAGGTGATAAGACAAGAGATAGACAGGCTACAAGATGAAATGATGGTATTTTTCGGGGCTAATCCGCAATTAGGGTCTACGCAAGTACGCCAAAGTGGTTATCACAGTTTTATGAAGTATTTAGAGATGACAGGTGATAATAAGCCATACACCGATAAAGAGAGAAAGGCTGCTATTGAAAGATTCTATATTGACCAAAAAGAATTTAATAAATACAGGAAATATAAGAAACAGACTGCTGAGTTTGCTGTAGACCCTTTATGGGTTTACTTAGTAAATCCTAAACTTATGAAGCGTGAGTTTCCTAACACCGCTAAGTTAATCCAAGAGTTCTTCAACAAGCCTGAGTCTGATTTCCCTATGACTTTCCACGCCAACCCAATAATGACCATTCTGGCTATTGTACTAGCAGGAGTTGCGGCAAAGGAGCGAGAAGAGGAGGAAAAGAAGCAACAACCTCCCCAAGGACTCCCCCCAGGTCAAGGGATTCTATCTGTTTAACCCACATAAGGAGAGTTATGTGATGAATACCAAAGTAATGGACTTAGTGCCATACCTGACAGCAATACAAGAAGTAACAACTAGTAAACTTCTGTCCTCCTCACAGCGCATTGATGTATTTAAAGAGATGCTCTATGAGTTGCCTCCTGAACTGTACTGTAATTCAAGTGGAGTCACGCGGAAGTTAGTTCAGTCAATACTTGAGGATCACATAGATGACGGAAAGAAAGAAGAGGGCGAAGGCAGAACCCAAGCCCCTGAAGAACCCAAACATGGCAAGAAAAAACAGCTACTTCAAGACTCTGATGTCAACACCGGAGGGAAGAGCGAAAAGAAAGGAGTGGTCAACAAAGCCACGCAAAAACGCAGGAAGACCGAAGGGAGTTCCTGACGGTCATCGCAAAGAGACGATTGAGCCTTTGCGAGAGCAAGCCAAAAAAGACGCAAAAAAGGTAGTCGAGATTATGAGCAAAGAATACAACATTGAAGATGAATACCAAAAAGAAGCCCTAACTACGGCTGTCGAAGTCATGCGCCTTGTAGGCGAGACTAGAGAGCGACTAGCAGCGGCTCGTCTAGTACTGGACTTCACCAAGTCAAAGCCAGTAAGTAAGTCTGATGTCTCTATTTCTAGAGCAGAAGATTTCCTTGCTTCACTATTGCAAGAGGATGAGCAACCCGATGCACAAGAAACTAGCACAGATACGCAAGAGGCTGCTGACTGATTTCAGTTTTTACTCTAATGCCGCACTAAAGATACGGACAAAAGCAGGCAAGATATCCCCTCTAAAGTTAAATTCAGCACAGCAAATTCTAGACACCGCAGTAAAAAACCAGATAGCCACCGAAGGTAAAGTCAGAGTCATTATTCTTAAGGCAAGACAGCAAGGTTTGTCTACCTACACTGGTGGCTACCTGTATTACTCTGTGAGCCAGAAGCAAGCCTGTAAGGCAATGGTAATCACACACCATGCTGACTCTACTCGCGCTCTGTTTGATATGACTAAGAGATTCCATGAGCATTGCCCTGATATCTTAAAGCCACACACTAAATATAGCTCTAGAAGGGAGATGAACTTTGATGTCCTTGATAGCAGTTATGTGGTTGCGACAGCAGGCGGTGATTCTATCGGACGAGGCGAAACGCTCACTCATGTACATGCTTCAGAGTTGGCCTTTTGGCAGAAAAGCACTGCATTGGATAATTGGAATGGTCTTACTCAGGCCGTACCTAATCATTCTGGCACTGCGATTTTCGTGGAGTCTACCGCTAATGGTGCTACAGGTATTTTTGCTGATCTTTGGCGCGGTGCTGTCGATGGTAGTAACGGCTATGTTCCTGTGTTTATACCTTGGTTTACTGATATTGAGTATCGTGAAACAGTCCCTGAGAACTTTGAGAGGACTCCTGACGAGGAAGACTTAGTTGACCTCTATGATCTAGATGATGGGCAGCTAATGTTTAGGCGCAGAAAGATTGCCCAGAACGGCCTTGACCTCTTTAGACAAGAGTACCCTAGTGAGCCAGATGAAGCCTTTTTGACTACTGGACGGCCTGTATTTAACCCTGATCAAATTGTGAAGTCCTTAGATAAAACTCAAGACCTAAAAGAGCGATTAGCTCTGGAAGGTGGCGAGTGGGCTAACAATGCGCGTGGTGAATTAAGTACTTACCGTAAACACGTAGAGGGCGAGCAATACGTTATCGGTGCTGATGTCGCTATGGGCGTTAGGGGCGGTGACTATTCTGTAGCACAGGTCTTGGACTCCAAGAAACGGCAAGTAGCCACTTGGCGAGGCCATGTACACCCTGATTATTATGCAGAGATACTGTATGCCTTGGGTGAGTACTACAACGAAGCCTTTATCTGTGTAGAGAACAACTCTCACGGCATCCTGACCTGCACTAGGTTAGGTAAAGATATGGCTTACCCTAACTTCTACACTGAAACTCAGATGGATAAGCTCACAGACCGTGAGACAACAAAGCTAGGTTTCACTACAACTTCTAAAACAAAACCCTTGATTATTGACCAACTCAGAGCCGCCATGCGCGAGGAGACGTTGGAGCTTAATTGCAAGGTGACTTTACGCGAAATGCTTACCTATATCGTCACAGAAAGTGGCGCTATGCAGGCAGAAGCAGGCTGTTTTGATGACTGCGTAATGTCCCTAGCTTTAGCTAATCATGTACACACTGGTGCTTGGACTCCAGTTGAATCCACAGACTCATTCTATATTGAGATGGTTTAATTATGGCAAAGAAAAAAGACTACAAGAAACTCTCTGACACAGAGATAGTCGCTCTAGTAGATGACAAT